TGCCTGAGCCGCTGACTGAGCCGCTGGAGCCACGTAGCTGGTCGGCTGGGTCTGGGATACTTGGGGTGCCGATTGGGTCGGCGCTACGGTAGCGTCCTGCATAAGTTAATTCCTTCTGAAGTTGCTCTAGTGTTTTATATAAAAATGGTGTGAGATCTAATCTCGGATCTGCAGCCATCGGTAAATTCGGTTGCTGCGGATGTGGTGTTCTCATTTCTTGATTAGCTAAATCAATGAAAGCGGAGAATGCCCTTTGTACCTCTCCTACCATTCTGAACGGATAACCAGATAACATTGTTGCTATCTCGTCGTCAGTTTTGGAAGGAAATAGATACTTCAGTGCTTCTATGCTATCAACGCCTAATTCTTGGAGGTTTCGTGTAAAGATAGATTGATTCAATTTATCTTGAGGTGTATCTTCATAAACAGGTCCCATCCACCGCCATATAACTGTCCTATCCCCGTCTGGAGCTAGTCCTACAACACCATCTGGTATCTCTCCTGTTTCTAATGCAAGATCTACTGCTTCCTGTAATTTAATCTCATATTTCATCTTCCCTTTCTCATATTTCTCAACTGCTTTTTCGTCAGTTAAATCTTCAGGTGGTACTGGGTACTTAATACCAGAAACAAACGCTAATGATTTTCTAAATATTTGCTCTTCTTGGAAAATTATTAATTCAAAAACTTTGCAAATACCATAAGTGTAAAGTTGTAGACACTTCTTCTTAGCAGTAGCACTAACACGTCCATAAGCCGATTTAATCTCGGTTGCTGTGACATTGGTGATACTTAGGTCATCTATACCTCCTAAAGCCAATCGCAGCTCACTACGTAGCTGTTCTGCGTACCTAGCTTGGTCTGTACTAACCGCATTCGGTGTAATAAAACCAACACGATCAGCTGGCTCCAAATTTGCAATGACTCTTGGAACACGAAGCCCTGAACCTGGCTTACCTATGTAACCTGGCTGCGTTCTACTTATTGGATCTTGTTTAAATGTCGAACTTGATAAGTCAAAATTAGATTGGAATCCAGATTGACTAGAAATACTAGGTCGTTGTACAGACCCATCTTCTGAATTTTCGACAATATCTTGCTTAGGACGAGAAGAAAGTAATGTTGGATTACCAAAGAACGATAAGTTCGCTCGTATATTCTTAACCATCTCATCATGAGCGATGATTTGATTACCTAACCACTCAAATTCACCTGCTCCGTCTGTTCCAAATGCGTCAGGATTATTAAATACTTCAACACATGGAATAAACTCCATTGTGTTTTCTAAGACTTTTTTATTTAAAACACTAAATGATGTATTATCTTGATCAAAATTAATCTCTTGCTCACTGTGAAACTCTTCAATTTCAGTGGCAGTAATACGTAAACGCATATAACGTTTATCTGTATTTAAACCAGCTCCCTTAAAACCTTTCTTAGAACGAACTTTATAAGGATAAATAATGATTACTTCTTCTAAATCACCTTCTGGCGTGTAATAAGTTCTATATGCATCCTTATCAAACCAATAAACTCTATATGTTTTATTTGTAGGTCTGATATAAAACAACCCTTTTCCATATGCTAAAAATCTATCCCAAATTGAATCAAGTCTTGCATCTAATTTATTAAATTTAATAACCTGCTGAACAAAATCAAATCTCTGAGTACCTAAATTATCTTGTTGTGGGAAAAACTCAACACCTTGCCTTATCCCAAACATCTTCATTTGAGATAAATGGGCATTAATCAGCATCGTATCTGCTGGTCCCGATGCATCTTTTTCTATAACCGCTTTAACGATAGAATCGATTGCGGATTTAGTATTACTATCGCTCATGAGTGTTTAAAAATTTGATCTATTCTTCAATGTTGTACCCAGCATGAAGACGTCTCAACGTAATGACATCATCCTCTATCTCAACTTCAAATCTCTCATTAGGCTGTATAGCCATATCATGACAAATTTCATCAGTAAGAGGAATTACTGCAGAACCGTAGGCGTCTTGTTCAAGTTCAATCTTGTAATAGCTAGGTGACATTGGAAAGTGGTATTTCTAGTTTAAATCGTCAATACTCTAACTCTAGTTTTCCTTTAGTCATTAAGCCATTACAGAGCCAAACTAAAGCATCAACACAATCGTCATGAGAACTAACACCAAAATTCACAATCTCATCGGTTAAAGCAGAGAACTTTCGATACTTATTAAAGATAATCTTTCTCTGCTCAAATAAACCCATAATTCCCCTAAAACGTGCAACTTTGTCTCCTCTAAATCCTTTAACAGGATGCCAAAGAACGTTATATAATCCTTGTTCTCCGAGACATATTCGTTTAAAGTCAGCCTCTAAAGAAGCTTGATAAGCAACGGCTTCTGACCAAACGTGAATAGAACTTCCTGTAGGAAAATAATTGTCTCCATCTTTATGTACAACACCCCACTCCTCCAGCATTTCCATTAAAGCTTCTAATTTCTCTAAGTTCCCCATTATTCTTATTCTCTTGCAATCAATTACATGAATTTTGTTTCCAATACGTCCTCCCATTACAAAGACAGTAAAGTCATTCTGTTCACGTACACCAGCGGAAAGGTCAACTCCAATACCCATTTGATCGAAGTGAGTCGAAATATTCCCCTTAACTATTAAATCTGGAGAAAGAGATAACTCACTAGTCTGTACTATTTGATTCTGATACTGAAAACTAAAAGCAACAGGAGCTTGGCGTCTTCTATCTCGTAAATAATCTAAAGACCACATATCTGGCCAATACGAAATCTCTTCACCCTCCTTATCAACAGTGATTGCAGATTGAACTATTTGTACCCAATCATTAGCTGGAGTAAAAGTACTGTTGTGAATATCATCATGTCTAAAACGTGTACCTAGACAAATAGCTCTACCACCTTCAAACATAGTAGGAACTATGACGGAGTTCCAGTTATCTTGCATAGCTTGGCGAATATCCCTGTTCTTAATGTCATCAGCACTTTTGATCGCGTCATCAATAATACAAAGATGAGAACGTTTAGATGTCACAGCACCTTTTAGTCCTGCACAACAAACAGTAAATTCTTCTTCACCAGTAGATTTAATTCCTGCAAATTTCCAATCAATACTCCAATACTCATTTGAATTTATTCCTTTAGCAATCTTTACTCTGGGAAAGATTTCACGATAAGTTTTACTTTCATCTATGATTCTTTTTATGGCTGCACTCTTAGGTCTAGCAACATCAACTGTGTAAGAAATATATAAAACTTTTAAAGGTAATTTGTTTAACGCATGTACTCCAACTGTCCAAGCTGTATATAAACCAAGAATTGTTGATTTAGCACTACCCCTTGGAGCTAAAATATCAATATTCGGTCCACCAATACCAACTAAACACTCGCTATCTTCTCCTGTACATAAATAACGATGCCATTCTCTATGATGAGCTGCAGGAGGTTTATCACCTACAACATCACAAAAATATGCAAAATCTTTTCTTGCACGTTCTACATCAATACTTGATGTTTTTTTAACAATTTGTTGTTTAGCAGCAGCTCTCGCAGTTCTGCGATAAACGCTGTAAATACTTGTACCTGCCATGCACGTAGCATAGCCTAAGAATCTTTAACTTTCTTCTTGTAATATTTTTGTCCAGACTCCCATTGATGCTTCTTGTAGTGGACCTTCAATCGGATCATCACGGAAAATAGTTAACATTTCACGCAAAGCTCTGTCTGCACCAGCAAGAATCAACCCTTGTTTATCCATTAATACCTTCTCATCTCCTATTTGTTTTATAGAACCTCTCAATTCTTTTTGAAGCATTGCAATCCTTGCAGTACCCATATCTTGTTTAACCATACCCATGTCAATTGCTTGACGTAACTTTGCAATATCCTCTTGCATATTATCTATTTCTTGTTCTAATAAGATATTAAAATTACGCTTTTTAAATTTCTTTTTAGACCATTCATCACATTCGACAATTGTTCCTTTAAAACCAAGGAATCGTGAATATAAATAAATTTGTATTGGGGAAGCTGTTCTTTTACAGAAAGCTAGAAATGATTCTCGGTCTTTGTCTGTTAAGGAGCTAACCCATTTGTTCATGCTTTATAGGCCGAGGTTGCTTGGCCGTAATCTCTTCCTTCTTTATAGCGACGGAACATCTCTCTTTGCAAGTCTGTAGATCGAACTTCCTCACCTTCTACACGTCTTGTTGCACGAGTTTGGGCTCCAGTCTCAGCTATACCTGCACGTTGTTCCTGACCAGCAACTCTTTGTCCTGCTCTTTCTTGATAACCAGTTTCAGCAATACCCGCACGTTGCTCTTGTCCTGCAACTCTAGCTGATGCTCTTTGCTGTGCTCCACTTTCTGCCATATCAGCTCTTCTTTCTTGACCTCCTACTCTCTGGCCTAAACGATCTTGATAGCCTGATTCAACCATACCCATTCTCTGCTGTCTTCCAGTTTCAGCAGTTCCAAGACGTTGTTGTAACCCTTGCTCGGCCATACTCATTCTTGTTTGCAAACCAGCTTCTCCCATTCCTTTTCTTTCCTCCTCTCCTGCAACTCTTGCACTTAAACGTTGTTGCTCTCCTCCTACCATTTGACCTAAACGACTCTGTACTCCTTCTGATTGATCTCGTCTAATATCTTGATCAGTATAAAACTCTCGTTGAATACGATCTAATTCTGCAGCTGTTTCTAAATTTAATTGCTGCTGAGTATTCTGTATATCCATCAAAGCAATTTGAGATTGCAGAGTAGGATCATTTAATTTTCTAATATCTTGAGCACCTCCTCCTGTATCATCATCGTCTGTTAAGTTAGCGACAGCATTACTTTGAACACCCGTTAAAAAATCTTGAGCAAATTGTGAACCTACTTGCTTTACGTCGTTACTCATAACTACTGATATTTTTTTCTATTCTACTGAACGTGAATGGTTAACCAGCTACGTTACGTATACCAGAATAACGACCTAACCCCATAGCTGTTGCGTTAGCTATTCTTTCCTGTGCTTCAGCCCTACCTCTTATAGCATCAATATAATTAGTCCTGCTCTTATTTATCCTTCCTAATATTTCACTAGGGCTATTAAGTTCAATTCTCATTCTTTGCTTATATATTTCATCGTTTATCATATCCGCTAGTCCAGGATAAATTGCCATAAAATATTTAAGTTCTTCATCTCTTAGCGCCTTCCTCTTTTCAGCTTCGTATGCATCTAATACTCTTCTACCTGGAAGACTATCGATAGCCTGTTGTTTAGTTAGAGTAGGAGTACCGCTTAAATCTGCTCTCTTTTTTTGTTCTGCTAACCTGTTTTCTTTTTCTTGATCCCATTTCCGTCCGTAACCAGATAAAGGATTTTCACCAAAGAAATCACCTTTTTTATCATAATCTGATCCAGGTAAAAACCCTGATATTGGATTAAAAAGACCAGAAGATTTGTAATCAAGTAAACCTTTTAACAAGTCTAAAAACTTGTTCTCACCAACATTTTCACCTACGAGTTCTTGACTCTTATTTAAATCTCTTCCAATGTTAACTACCTTAGCTCCTTCAGGAGGTAAAGCTGGCTCTACTTCAACTGTGGTATAAACCGAAGGATCATTCAAATCAACATCACGTTTACCATCTACCATCCCTACTGACTTAATCGTCGAAAGTGTGGCTAAATCATCTAAAGAGACGGTACGTAGTAAATCTTCTATACTTGCCATTTTTTAGTAAGCATACTGTTGAGTTAAAGCTTGACCAGCTTGTTGAGCCCCTGTAAGACCCATACCTAAACCAGCAGCTTGCGCAGCTTGTAACATTTGAGCGTTTGTAAGGATATTTTGCTTAATACCCGCAGCAGCCATATTTCTTTCAAAGTCATCCTTTTTAGCTTGCTCACTAAACTTACGAACTGTAGGTAGGTAAGCATTTAATGCATCAGCCATTGTCTGTGCATTCTTAAGTGTTGTAAATCTCTGAGTACCTGCTGGTCCACCTGGTGAAGCAGCATCTATTATGTTACCGCCAACAGGAGGAACTCCGCCATACTGACCTGTATTTGGAGGTACAGCTGTTCCATATAAAGGCTCACCAGTTACAGCATGATATCCAAGAAGTCCAACTGCA